CCGTGGCGTACAAAAGACCGCTTTCTCATCGAGGCTGAGATGGTTCGCCGGAACGGGTACATCATGTCCGGCGGGGTGAAGTACGGGCGCGGAAAATACTACCACTTTCGCCAGGCCATGACGGCGCTGTGGCCGCATTTTGACTGGCACGACTGGTCGGAGCTTCTGATCCGCACGTTCGTCGAGAACCAAGAAGTCGGAATCATGGGACCCGGGTCATCTGGCAAGACCTACGACTCGGCCGCGTTCGGGCTTTGCACGTTCTACATCTACCCAACCGGCACCTCGATCATCATGTCGTCAACGACGCGTGAGGGTCTCCAGCTGCGAATCTGGGGCTCGATCAAGGAGCTTCACAACAAAGCCAAGGCGAAGCGCGAGTGGCTCCCGGGGCGCGTGATCGAGAGCCGATTCATCCTGACCAGTTCGGATGAAGATGCCGAGGCACAGGACTTCCGTGATGGCATCATCGGTGTCGCCTGCAAAGTCGGCGGCACGTTCGTCGGTCTGTCGAACTACGTCGGCCTCAAGAACGACCGGGTCATGCTGATCGCAGACGAGGCGTCGCTCATGGGGCGCGGCTTCCTGGATTCGGTCGCCAACCTCCGCAAGAATCCCGAGTTCAAGCTGATCGCCATGGGTAACCCCAAGGATCGCAACGACGCCCTCGGCGTGGTCTGCGAACCGCACCCTTCGATGGGTGGCTGGGAGGGTCTCGAGTATCTCGAGAAGACCCGCACCTGGAAAACGCGGGCCCCAGGTGGCGTGGCGGTTCAACTCTGTGGATACGATACGCCGAACGCAAAGTTCCCCAAAGGCGTTAACCCCTACCGTGGAATCATTACGCCGGAGCAGATTCAGGCGGATCTCGATTACTACGGCCGCGACTCGTTGCAGTTCTCGATGATGAACCTCGGTCTGTTGCCCCGTGATGGCGGCACCAGGCGCGTGGTCACGATGTCGCTCTGCGAGCAGAATCACGCCTTCGACGATGTCGTGTGGCAGCGGGCGGACAAGATCACCCGGATCATCGGCATCGACGCGGCGTACTCGGGCGTTGGAGGTGACCGCTGCGTGATGACCGATCTGAAGTTCGGTGAGGATCTCAACGGCAACACGGTGCTGGCATTCGCGGAACCGCCTGTCGTGATCCCGGTGACTGCCGTGAAAGCGCAGCAGGCCGAAGAGCAGATCGCCGAGTTTGTGATGCTCTATTGCAAGCAGCGCAACATCCAGCCAGAGCAGGTCGGGTTCGACTCGACTGGACGCGGCACGTTGATGTCGGCGTTTGCTCGCCTGTGGTCTCCTCAGGTTGTGCCGATCGAGTTCGGTGGGAAGCCGCTGGATCGTCCGGTGCGCCAGGGTGATCCGAAGACTGAGCGCGAAGCCTACGGCAAGATGGTCACGGCGCTCTGGTATGCATCCCGGCTCCTGATCGAATCGAAGCAGATGCGGAAGCTGCCGCGTGAGGTTGCCGAGGAAGGCGCCATGCGCGAGTGGGGCATCGCTCGCACCGGCCTGATCGACGTGGAGCCCAAGAACAAGACCAAGGAACGCATGGGCCGGTCGCCCGACTTGTGGGACTCGTTCGTGGTCGCGATCGAAATGGCGCGCCGAAACGGATTTGAGATTGCAGCCGGTAGCGGTGTGGGTATTGTCAAGCGGCAGACACCAAAGTGGCTGACGCGTATGTCAGACAAGCGCCGGTCAATGGAGTCTCAACACGCACTCACTTACTCGTAACCGCCATGGCATCATTCAACAAAGTCATCCTGATCGGAAACCTCACCCGCGACCCCGAACTGAAGTATCTCCCCAAGGGAACCGGGGTGTGCAACATCAGCATGGCCGTGAATCGCCGCTGGAAAACGGAGGCCGGCGAGGATCGTGAAGACGTGTACTTCGCGGACTGCAAGGCGTTCGGAAAGCAGGCCGAGACGCTGTCGCAGTACGTCAAGAAGGGCCACCCGTTGATGATCGAAGGGCGCCTGACTCGCGAGGAGTGGGACGACAAGAAGAGCGGCGAGAAGAAATCCGCCACCCGCATCATGATCGAGAGCTTCCAGTTCCTGAAGAGCCGTGAAGAGGGCGCGGCGCCGGCACCTCGACGTGAGTCCGCCACGGCTGCCACCCCGAAGCCTGATCTCGACGGGGACGACCTGCCGTTCTAAACCTCGGAGGTATGATCAATCGCGACCAATTCCCTCCGGGCGGCTGGCAGTTCTACCAAACGGAAACCAAGTGGAACGCTCCGAGTCCGCTGAACTACGACTTCTATTCCATGGCGCGGCTGATCCAGCAGCACCGCATGGCAAACAATCTTCCGGCCGATTACGAGAAGGCCGTCGCTGACCTCGAAGCCTACACCCGTGCCCGGTTCCCAAGCCTCTATTCGGGCGCAACAACCACCACAACCACCAATGTTCAACCAAGGGTTTCAGGCTGCCGCACGTGCGGTCGCTAGGATCAAAAACACCGCACAGGGGGCGCGCATCCTGGCCGAGTGGCTGGGCGACGGTGGCACCCCTGTCGATCGCCGGTTCGCGCAGGACAGGATCGATATCTGCCTGCGTTGCATCCACAACAAGCCGACCAAGGCCGACAGCATCGAGAAGTCCGTTGCCGAGGCGATCATTGAGCAGGAGCAGATTCGTCACGACATGGCCATGGTGCTCTACGGAGAGGGCAATGCTGGCACCTGCGATGTCTGCGGCTGCTATCTGAAGCTCAAAGTCTGGGTGCCGCTCCCCTATCTTGGGGGAGGTAAGATGCCTGATAATTGCTGGATTTCGCGGGAGCGGGGGTCAATCTGAGGGAAATATGAGCTTCAAGGAACCGAGCAGAGTCTGGAACGTGGTGAGTGCGATGCTGGAGGCCGAGCAGCCTCGGTCCCGCAACCGCGCACGAATCAACGCCACGTTTAACGGTAATCCTCCGTATTCCGAGGAGGAAGCCCGGGACAACCGGATCCAGACCAACGTGAACTTCCTGGAGGGCACTCGGATCATCCACGCCGCCCGCCAGCAGTTCACCAACGCCTTCCTGAAGCCCCAGAATTACTTCTCTGTCGGGCTGGACATCGGCCCCCGCGACAAGCGCACCCAGTGGGGCAACATCATCACCAAGCAGATCAACCGCATAATGAAGCGTTCTGCGAAGTATTCCACCGTGCTGGAATCGCAGTTCGCGGCCACCGTGCTTCACGGCATCGGCCCGGTCACCTGGCTGCGTGATCGCGACTGGTGCCCATCGGCTCGCGGCACCGAGGACATCCTGGTCCCGACGAACACGCTCACCTCGCTCGACAACCTCTCGCATTTCGCGATCTACACGTCCTTCACCGCACAGGATCTGATTCGGATGACCCGGGGTGAGAACGTGGACCCCGGCTGGAACCTCAAGCTGGTGAACCAGCTGCTGGCAGCGATGATCGAGCGTGAGGCTACCAGCCTCCAGGTCAACGACTGGTCCGGCCAATACTTCCCCGAGAAGATCGAAGAGGACTTCAAGGAGAACTCTGGCTACTGGGGTTCCGACGCGACGCCGGTGCTGCGCTGCTACGATTTCTACTTCCTGGACACGACCACCGACGACCCGTCCTGGCGCCGTCGTATCATCGTGGACCAGTACAACAGCGGCATCGGCAATATGCAGACCGCTGGCCAGTGGCTCTTCGACGCCGGCGACAGGTCCTACGGGCGTGACATCTTTGAGTTGATGCACACTCAGTTCGCTGACGGCGCCGTGGTGCCTCCGTTCCGCTGGCACTCGGTGCGATCGCTGGGATACCTGCTCTACGCTGTCTGCCATCTCCAGAACCGGCTGCGCTGCAAATTCACTGACTCCGTGTTCGAGCAGATGCTCTGGCTCTTCCGTAACGTCGCGGACGGCGACGCCGAGCGCATGGAGAAGATCGACCTGTTCAACATGGGCGTGATCCCCGAGGGCCTGTCGTGGGTGCCTCAGTCAGAGCGCCACGTCGTGGACTACACCATGCTGTCGGGCGCCATGGCCATGCACCGGCAGATCATGGCCGAGTCGAGCGCCGCCTACACCCAGGACGTAAACGACGGCACCTCGAAGGAACTGACCGCCACCGAGGTGATGGCCCGCGTGAACAACGCCAACGCGCTCATGGGCTCGATGCTGACCCGGGCGTACACCCAGCAGACCTTCCAGTACCGCGAGATCGCCCGTCGATTCTGCACGATCGATCACCCCGACTGCGTT